AGAGCGGATCGGCTGGTCGGGATCGACGCGGCGATGATGCGCCTGCGTGACCTGGTGGCGACAAAGCGCCGTGTGGGCACGCCCAGCAAGGGCACGTACTTCTGATGCGAGCCCCGCTTGCCCTTTCAGCAGCCAAGCCGCTTGTGCTCGGCCTGCCCGAGAAGTTCTGCCACAACGTCTATGCGGAGCCCAATCCGACCGATCCGCAGCGCCCCATGGTGCTGATGGAGACGCCGGGCTCGCTCCAGCGCAATGACTTCGCCGGGGCCTGCCGTGGCATGTGGCAGGCGGATGGACACGCTTCGGGGAAAGTGTTGCTCGGGCAGGGTACGACGCTCTCGACGTTCAACCCCGGCGATAACACGGTGAGCAGCCTGACGGGCAGCATTGCGGGAACGGATCGGGGCGATTGCGCCTTCACCGAAACCGAGGCGATGTTCCTGTTCAACGGCCAGCCCTACATTTCGGACGGGACGTATATTCGCCGCGCTGATGATGGCGTGCTTGATGACCCGAACCTCGTCATTGGGTCCACGACAACCAACGTGGCGACAGGGGCGTTTGACTATTCCATCAACGGCGTTACCTTTTCGAAAACGGCGGTAGTCGCGGGCACAGCGCCGGGCAACGATGCGGTTCCGCTGGGCCTCTATGGAGCCGTGGCGCTTGATATCGACAGCGCTGGGACCATCACGGCAATCGAGGCTCCAGCCAACGCCACGGGCTACGCCAGCGCGTCCCTTGCGGCTGCGGCATTGCCCACGGTCCTGACCACGCGCGTTCGCATCGGCTACGTCACCGCGTCCAAATCGGATGGGGTCTTCACCTTTGGCACAACGGCGCTGAATGCGGCCAACACCACGGTTGCTTACACTGACGGCCCCGTAAACACGGGCTACACCGAATTGCTGGCGGATCACGGCCAGACCGCATTCACCAGCGTTGCAGCCTTGGGCCAGCGGTTCCTTCTGACCTATGGTTCACGCTTCTGCTTCACGGACGTGCTGGACGGCTTTGCGACGACCTCGCTGAGCTACTACACCGCAGAGAGTTCGCCGGATGCGCTGATCGCCGGGCGCGTCATCAGCAATGTCTACTACCTGTTCGGCACGCGCACGATTGAGCCGTGGGTTCAGACCGGAGATGCCGACGACCCGTTCGCGGTGCAGGAGGGCTTGATCCAGCAGACGGGCTGCATCAACCGGGACAGCATCGTGGAGGCGGATAACACGCTGTTCTTCGTGGATGACGCATTCAATCCCTGCCGCCTGGAATCGGGCTCGTCCACCATCATCAACCCGCAAGACCCGTGGATGACGGACTTGCTTCAGGACGCAGGCGCAAGCGGGATTATCGGGCTCGCCTATGAGGATCGGGCGCACAGCTTCGTGGGCTGGCGCACGGCAAGCGGCTGCGTGTTCCATGACGTGCTGACAAAGACCCTGCACACGCGGGGCACGCTCAACACGGACACGTGGCGGTACACGGCAATTGTTGAAGCTTCTGGCCGCGTGTTCGTCTGCGATGCAACGGGCCAGTTCGATGAGCTGGGCCGGGACTACCTGTCGGAATCGATGGCGAACGTCTCGACCATGGGCACCGAGATACAGCGCCTGATGACTGCGATCCTGCCGACGCAATCGGGCCGGATGGCGATCAAGACGGTAAAGGTCGAGGGCGCCAAGGGTATCGGGCTCTCGTCCGGGCAGGGATCTGATCCGATCATCTCCATGCGCCAGAGCAAGAACGGCGGCAACACATGGACAAGCTGGATGGACCGCAAGCTTGGGGCTATCGGGGTCTATGACCAGCGGTCAATCTGGCGTCGTCGTGGCCGGGCGCGCGATCAAGGCATCATGTTTCAGTTCCGCAAGTCCGATCCGGTGCGCGGGGCCTATACAGGCGTCGTTGTGAATGAGGATACGCTCTCGTGAACAACGACCAGCTTGCAGCGGCGCGGCGCGTGATGAGCGAATTCCCGGCCCTGCGCATTCGCAAGAGCGGCTGGACGCTCACGCCGGTTGCGCCGGGTGGGGCGACGGGCACGACGATTGAAGTGATCGACACAATGAGCCCGACTGTTCTGACGTCCCGCTTGCGTGAAGCCTGCGAGGGCATCGCGTAATGACGGTTGTCCGCAGAGAGCCGCGCTTGCCGCCGATTGAAACGCCGCTTCTCGAAGCAGACGGGCGGACAATCTCGAAAGCGTGGTACAGGTACCTTCAGGGCGAGCGGGGCTACAGCGACAACGTCAACAGCGGGGCGACGGCTGCGGCCACGGCTGCGGCCACGGCTGCGGCACAGGCGGCATCAGCGCAAGCGGCAGCGGACGCGGCAAACCAGGGCGTTGCGGATGTGCAGGCAGGCGTCGCGGCCGGCACAATCACATTCGCGGCTTCGTTCTCGCCATCTACAGCATTTGGCACGCGCTTGGGCACGGGATCGGTAACGACCAACAGCGTGACCGTGACGCCGACGGGCGGAACAGCGCCTTACGATATCACGGTTGCATACTTGAGCGGCGATACAGGTTTCTCGGCAAGCAACCCATCCGACACAGGCGTTGCGGCGCTCTCGACGACTTTCAGCGGCTCGATCACGGCGCTTGGGCAGGACAAGTCAGCTGTCTGGCGAGCGACCATCACCGATGCCGCGCTTGATTCAATTACCGTGACCGTTGGCGTCGCTATTGCGGAGATTTCTTAACCATGTGGGAAATCATCATCCCGGCAGTTGCAAGCCTTGCGGGCGGCGCGCTTGCTGGCAAGGGCGGAAGCGATGCATCAAAAGCAGAGCAGCAGGCCGCGCAACAGAACCTGCAACTTAGCCGCGATATCTACGCCGACCAGCGCGGGCTTGCTCGCCCCGGATACATCATGGGCGGTGGGGCGGCCAACAAGCTCGGCGCGCTGTTCAACCTTGCCCCGCAGAATTACGAGGCCGCGTACAATGGCGGCATGACCAGCACGGGCGGACTGGCGACAGGCGGGCTCGGGGCGGGGCAGCCGGTTGCAGGTCACTCGGGCGGCGGCGGCAACAACGCTCTCGCTGGCTTTGCTGCGGGCGGCGTTCCGGGCGCTATCATGGGCGGCCTGATCCGCAATGGCGGTGACAATTGGCAGACACTCGCGACGGAAGCGCCGGCAGGCTACGACTACGGCACGTATATGCAACAGCCCGACCTCGCTGCGGAGTGGGGCAAGCGCGGTGTGCAATCGCTGTTCGGCGGCAATCGCGATGCATATGCCAACTGGCACTACAACAAGTTCGGCAAGACCGAGGGCCGCACGCTCAACCCGATGGGCGGCAACACGCAGACGCCGCAACCGACAGGCGGAACACAGCTTGTGGGGCAGTCGGGACAGGCAGCGACCATGGACCCGCTTCAGGAGTTCATGGACAGCCCCTACAACAAGCTCGCCACGCGGGCGACGGAACTGGACTTCGGGAAGATCAAGGGCCAGCTCGGCGCGGCGGGCAAGTCGATCTCTGGGCCGGGCGAGGCGCGCTACGCCAAGACGCTGGCGGGCAACAGGCTCGGCGCGTTCGACAGCTACACGAGCGGCCTTCGTTCGCTCGCTGGAATGGAACAGACGGCAGGATCGCAGATCAGCAGCGCGGCCAATCAGTACGGCTTACGTGCAGGCGCGGCCATCACTGATGCTGGAACAGCAAAGGGCAATGCGCTGCGAAGCCGCTACGCCGGGCTCGGGCAGGGCATCTCTGGCGCTGCTGGGGCCGTTGGCGACTACTTCCGCAAGCCTGCCACGGGGACGTATTGAGCCATGGTCGCTTACGCATCTCCCACACAGAGCAAACTCAAGATGCCGGGTGCATACGATCCGGATCCCGGTCCCATTCCTGACGCTTCAGCAGCGGCCTACGTGCCCGGCAAAACAGCCCCCGCACCGGCGCCCAAGGCAAACGCGCTTGCAGCGAAAGCCAGCTCGACAATGGGAAGCCCCTACATGCAGCCCAAGGCCCAGCCCCGCAACGCGCTGGTGGCAGACACAATCGACGGCTTCATGCGCGGGTTCAACCCGGAGCAATTCCAGGCCGATCAGGACCGCCGCAAGATGGAGGGTCAGGACAAGGCCAAGCAGACGCTCGCCCTGATGCAGCAGCAACGCGCCTTGCCGACCGAACAGCGCGGCCAGTGGTGGATGCAGAACGCCCCCGTCATCAGCGAGATCATCGGGCAGGACGTTGGGTCTATGCAGGTCGATGAAGCGCAGTTCTCGGATCAAACGCTTGACGGGCACATCGCAGCGCTTTCGGCGCAGATGGGGATGGCGCCGGCCGCGTCAGAAGGTCCGATGGAGATCAACAACCAGCTTGTTGACCCGCGCACGGGCAAAGTCATGGGCGACTATCGCGACCCGCAGAAGCCGGAGGGGTCGGACATTCGGCAGGTTGGCAACCAGATCGTGCAGCGTCAACCCGATGGAAGCTGGAAGCCCGTCTACACCGGATCGTCGCCAGCAGAAACGGCGCGTGCGTTTCAAGGCTTCATTGATGACGCGACTGGCGAGCAGATGCTTGTCATGTCGGATGGGACGGTGAGAGGCACTGGTCGCAACGCCTACGTTCCGCCGCAGATTACGTCCATCGGTGGCGTTCCTGTTGGCGTGGACAAGCGCACCTATGAGACAACGCAGATTGCTCCGATTGAAGATGCGGCAGGCAACGCGGCGGCTATGGCAAGCGCCAAGGTTCAGGGTGGCGCACAAGGTCAGGTAGCGTTTGACCTACCAGTGATTGAGCAGCGCGCACAGACTGCGATGTCCTCCATTGCCGACCTCAAAGGCCGGAACATCGGCCAGCGGTTCGGCCTGCAAGGCAAGCTCTACGCAATTCCGGGCACGGACGGCGCAGACGTGCAGGCGCTGGTCAATCAGGTTACGAGCCAGGCGTTCCTGAATGCGTTTGAACAGCTCAAGGGTGGTGGCGCCATCACGGAGCGCGAAGGTCAAGCGGCAACTGCGGCCATCACGCGCCTCCAGAACCAGAACATCACGGTTGGCGAAGCGCTTCAGGCAATGAACGAACTGGATGGCTACTATCGCAAGGGCCTTCAGGTTGCGCGCGAGAGATCGGTTAAAGCGCCAGTCCTACCGCAGAGGCCAGTGCAAGGGCAGGCTTCTGCGGCATCGCAGCCAAGCGCCCGCGCAATCCAGACCCCCGCAATGCAGATGGGCATCCGCGCATATTCCAAACAGAGCGGACTTCCTGCGGAGGCGATCACCGAGTTCCTGACGAATCCGGCGAGCCCGCAAGAGATTGCAGAGTTCAACGAAGCATTTGGCGAAGGCCGAGCGGAAGCTCTTTTGAAGGCGATGCAAGGTGGTCGTTAACAAATACGCCAAGTACGTTCAGCAGCAGCCGGCGCCGCAACCTGCGGAGCAAGCGCCTGCAAAGCCGAACAAGTACGCCAAGTATCTCCAGCCTGTGCCGTCATCCGACGCCGTTCCGCGCGCGGATGTAGACGCGGCGATTGAAGAAGCCGCAGCGGCCATTCCTGGCGGATACGAAGCATTCCGCGCCAAGCCTGCCGATCCGCAGCGCATGGCCGAGTTGGGTTATGTGCAAGACCCGCTGGCAAAGTCGGGATATGCGAAGGGTGCGCCGCCCAAGCCAACCGAGCCCGCAAGGCCCGGCTGGGAGTGGACACTCGGCTCTGATCCTTTGAGCGGCGAGCGCCGTTGGGTCCAAAGCGGCGCAACGCCCGCCGACACATCTCCAAACATGCTGAACGATATTGGCATGGGCCTCGCCGCACCATTCCAGCAAAACGAAAACCTCCGCACGATTGCTGGCGCTCCGCTCCAGCTTGGGCAGGGGCTTGGGCAGGGCGTGCAGGCATTTGGCAATAATATCGCGGCGCTTGGAACGGACGCGATAAACTCTGGCATGAACCTCGCTGATCCGAGCCGGCAGCAGTTTGATCGTCCGCGTGTCGATATATTTGACAAAAACGTGCTGCTTGATGAAGGCGGCCTGCTTTCCAGCGAGGCAGGCATCATCCCTCGTGCAGTCGGTCAGTTTGCGTCGGTGCGTATGCCGCTGGGCAAGGCGTCACCTTACGGCGGATTCGGTCATCAGGCGGCGAAGGATGCGGCGGCATTTGCGCTTTCGACTGATTATCGTGCTCCGCGTCTTTCCGATTTCATTTCAAAAGATACGCCTGTTATCGGTCCGGTTGCGGACTTGCTCCGCAGCAATGAGAATGACCCCGCCATCGTTTCGATGATGAAGAACCTCGGGGAAGACCTGACTGTCAGCGCCGTGACTGCTGGCCTTCTGAAGCTCATCGACGGCGGCTACAATCTTGCCCGACCCGGCGCTCAGGCTGGCAAAGGACAAGACCCACGGCTTGATCCGGCGCTGGCGGCGCAAATTCGCCGCGTGCTCGCCAATGAGCCGGCTGCGCCCGCTGGTGCAATGCCTGCGCCGACTGGCCCCAAGCCCTTCAGCGCCCCCGCAGAGCCCGCTGGCGGCGGCATTGTGCGCAGGAATGCGGACAGGATTGCAGGCGGCACGGTCGGCGCGATTGTTGGCGGCGTGGGCGACGCTTATGCAGCCCCCGGCGATGGAGGCGAAGGCGGCGGTGGTCCGCTCAACGCAGGTACTGGCGCGGCAATCGGCTTCTTTGGCCCCCGTGCCGTCGCTTCAGCGGCAAGCCGTGGCTGGCGCGCTGCGGCTCGCCCTTTCCGCCCCGCAGGAATGGACGAGCGTGTCGCGGCAAGGGCAGTCCGCAATGCGCTTGCGTCTGGTGGTATCCGCACGCCAGAGGAAGCGGCAGCGGCCTTCACCGCGCGCTATGGCGACAAGCCTGCATCGATCGCTGATCTGACGCAGGAAGGCGTGAGCACGGCGGCAGGGCTTTCCCGGCGCGCAGGATCTACGGGAGAAGCGGCGCGGGCGCGTGGCGAGGATTTGCTGACTAACCGTGCCGGCCGCCTTGAGCGCGACATTGCCGACACAACTGGCGCAAGCCCGGCGACTATCACGGGCGACGTTGACCGCATGGTCGCGCTGGCTCGCCAACAGGCAACGCCGGCCTATACCGCGCTGCGTGAGCAGAACCCGTTCGGCTCGTTCGCAAGCTCTCGCCTTGAGCAGTTGCGCGACCTAGACATTCTGCGTCCGCACCTAAGCGCAGTTGACCGCTACCGCGAAACGCTGGCGGCAACCGAAGGCCGCGTGGTTGGCGACTTCGAGTATTGGGATCTGGTCAAGCGCAGCCTGGATGATGCTGAACAGGCAGCCGCAGCACGCAACCAGCCCGTGCCTTACGATCTGGATAGCGCGCGACAAGCCATCGTGCGCGAAGTAGACGCGCTCGTCCCTGACTACGCCGCGGCCCGTCAGCTTGGCGGCGAAGCGCCTCGGATGCAGGAAGCCTTCCGGCAAGGGCAAGGTTTGCTCGGCGGTCGCTACACGGCAGAGGATGTGACCCGCCTAGCTCAAGGCATCACCGGCCAGCAACTCACCGCATTGCAGGCTGGCGTCATTCGTTCGATGGTCGCAAAGACTGAGGGGCCGCGCGGCGCAATGGCCGCTCTGATGGCGCCCGGCGCCCGTCAGAAGCTCGCGCAGGTGTTCGGCGCTGATGCGGCCGACGCAATGCAGGCGCGCTTTGCGGCTGATGCCGCTATCGTCAACAACGCCACGCGGATCAACCCGAATGTGGGCTCTGTGACGTCTCAGGCCCAGATGGGCGAGGGTGGCTTCCTTCCGATGGCGGCTGAAGCCATTCGCGCGGTTCGCAGCCCGATTGAGGCGACGCTTGCGGCCATGTCGAAGGGTGGCTCCTACAGCCAAGCCCAGCGCGACCTCATGGGCCAGATGCTGCTGGACGGCGCGACGCCTGAGAACCTGGCGCGCATCTTTGGCAATCGCGGCGGTCGTCGTAGCGGCAATGTTCCGCCAGCTCCTCCCGCTGGTGGTGGACCGCGTCCGGCAAACGCGCTCAATCCGACGCCGGGGCCTGATGCGCCGGTTACGGGCAACAATCTGCGCCCGCAAGGGCCTCGCCCCGCTCCAACTGAAGAAGCTGTTTTGGCGGCTATGGCGCAGGTTACAAAACCTGCGAAGGGTCGGCCGATGGTCGGCCCGCCAACGCGCGACACAATTTGGGATGGTCCGGTTCCAACGAAGCCGCAATCGCTTCGTGGCTGGATAAGGAGCCAAGGCGGCATCAACGATCGCAACTACATGACCGGCGACATGAAAGCCGTTATGGGCCGGGCAAACGGTATGCCGGGGCTGATCAATCGCGAATCCGGCACGGGCCTCGATGAGCTTGCGCGAAAGGCCTATCAAGAAGGCTTTGACGTTGACCCCGAGGACGCCGGCACCCTGATGCGGCTGCTGGAGGAAGAGTTCGGTGGCAGCCCGTCCTATCGGATTGGCGCAAAAGAAGAATGGGACGCGTACCAGGATACGCTTCGCGCTCGGCGTGGCGATGTACCCGGCCAGACCTCTCGTTCGCCTGCTGCAATTGGGAGCGGTCTTGCAACTGGCGGCATCGTCGGCGGCGCAACCTACGCTGCCACTGGTGATGAAGACCTCGCGTTGAAGGCTGGCATTCTCAGCGGCATCGGAGGCGGTGTTCTCGGCAACCGTCTCGCCAAGGCCGGAAAGACTGCGCCGACGAATGCAAGCCGCGTCAAGCGCATGATGGACATGGTGAAGGTTGGCGACAAAGGCGTTGCGGATGTCGCGCGTACAATGCCAAAGGCCGATGTGATTGAAGTAGCGTCACGGATTGCCGGGCAGGGACTTCCGGGCGGGCGCGCGACGGTCAAGACGCTCGATGAGGCAATTGACATCATTGACGAGGCGTCGGGCTTTCAATCGTTTGCATCGGACGTGACGCGGTCTGATATGGGGCTTCGACCATATCCCGAACTGCGCACGAAAATGAAGTCTGGCGCTGGCGAAGTCGTGTCATTTCCGGCCGCTGGAAAGACTGCGCCGAAAGCTCCGGCTGGTCGGGCCGCCCCCGCCAGCGCTTCCAAGCCCGCGCAAGCAGCAGCGCTTGACCTGACTCCATCCGGCAGCCCCAGAAGCGCCGCCATTGGAGACGCGCGCGTCAAATACTTCGTTGAAAATGGCGTGCTCACGCTTCAGGAAATCAACGTTCCATCCTTCTCCAGCGGCAAAGGGCAAGGATCTCGCGCGATTGATGCAATCATTGCGCAAGCCGATGCTGAAGGGCTTCCCATCAGGCTCATTCCGCACGCTTATGGTCATCGCCGGTTGTCTGATGGCGACCTGAAGAATCTTTACTTGTCGCGCGGCTTCAAAGAGCAAACAGGCGACTGGATGCGGCGTGAACCGGGAGATTCCTCCGCCAGCGCTTCCAAGCCTCCTCCCGTAAAGAGCGGCTTCGGTTCCTCCAAGCTTCCTATGGATGAAGGGAGCCGGATGGCGCGGGCTAGGGAGATGGGGTTCGATGTCGATACGCCGCTGTATCATGGGACGGGGCGCGACTTCGATGAAGCCAAAGGCATGTTCTGGGGCAGCAAGAAGCCACCATTAGCCGAAGAGTATGCGGCAATGCGCGGGTCAACGGGCGGCAGGCCCGCCGTCATCCCATTCTACGCCAGAACGAAAAACACTTTTGACGCTGACGATTTGCCCCCTACTGTTACGGCTGGAGAGTTTTTCAATGAAGTTGTCGCCCAAGCAGAAAAGCGCGGCAAGCGGTTTTCGGAAGCTGAAAAGTCAGAACTCAGCGATCTGATCGACCGCATTCGGCAAGGTGCGCGCACTGAAGAAAGTGGGCCGCACTATGGGCGCCATGACTTTTGGAACGATACGGTTTCGCTGTTTGGTCGTGACGGCAAAAAAGCAATTGATGAGCTTTTTGAGAAGACCGAATTTGACAGCATCAAAATGATGGAGGACGGGCAAGAGACGCTTGGCGTCTTCGACCCCTCCAACATCCGAGGCAAGTTCGCCACCTTCGACCCCTCACAATCAGGAAGCTCCAAGCTTCTAGCTGGTGTGAGAGAGAACGCGACTGGTCTTGGCGTTGCAGGCGGGGCGATTGCAGGTGGAACGCTCGCCAGAGACACGGACGGCGATGGCGTTGTGAGCGCTTCAGAGCGCGCTGCGCAGGCGCTCGGAGGCGCGCTGTCGTTTGGCGTAGCTGGCGGCATTCTCGGCAGTCGCATGGGCAAGGCTGCATCGGGGAATGCTCTGAGGCGAGTAGATCAGGCGGGCGCTGGCGGAACGCCAAAGGGACAGACAACGCCTGCTGAAGACCTTGCGCGAGCCCGAGCATTCACACAGGAGCCTTTAACGCCAGAGAGCGCCTATGATTTCTCAGTTCTCCTCAAGGACGAAACCGATCTGCGCAAGGTCATGGAAGTTCTGGATATCGATCTCGATCCGGCTATTCTAAAACTTCCGCGCGGTCGGGCAATGGTTGAGCGGACGCGCGATGAAGTTCTTAAGCGCGCCAACGCACTTCTGCGCGAGCCTGCCGAAATCCGCAAGGCAATGACCGAGAAGTCGCGTGGGGTGACAATGAATAGTTTCGGAGGCCGCCCCAAGCCCCTTCCCAACGCACTAAAGGGGAAGCCGAGCGGACCGTCTACAGCATCTCGCATGGTCGCGGGCGGGGTGGTCGGTGGCGTGGCTGGATCGCTTGGCGGCGATGCGCAGGCGCAGGAAGACCTGACCGCAGAGATCAGCAAAGCGGAAAGCCAGATCAGCACGGTTGAGCAGGAAATCGCCGATCTGAAGAAGGCCAAAGCCGACTTTGACAAGATGACCGACCTCAAAGAGAAGCAGACCCTTCTCAACGCGCTGGGCCTGTATAACGGCGACATCGATGGGAAATTCAAGGGCCTGACGATCAAGGCCATTGAGACATGGGATGCGCGCAACGCTGCGGCGCTGAAGAAGGCGGAAGACGACTTGGCGGCTGGCAAGTCCACTCTGTCAGAGATGCGCAAGCGCGATGCGCAACGGCAGATGCAGGAAGAACAGAACCCGTTTGCCGACGCTCTGAGAGAGTTTGGCCCGACCGGAGCGGCAGTTCTTGGAGGCGTTGCCGCAGGCGTTCTGCGTGCTCGTGGCGTGGGTAAATCTGCAAAGGCCGTGAAGGTCATTGAAAACGACATCAACGATCTACTCACGACAGGCCCGGTCAAGAGCCTGATGAAGAAAGGCGGCGCTGCCAATACGGAGCGCAACAGAGCCGTCAACATGAACCAGTTTTATCGGGAAGGCAGCGCGCCAGATAACAAGCTGCCGTTCAATTACGGGCCGGATGGGTACAAGCCAAACCCGAGAGCGGCAAAGCCTGGTTCGCTGTTTCCAAGGAAAGAGCTGGAGAAGCGCGACGGGATTGGCTCCACTCTCGTTCGCCCTGCCGACGTCAAGATTATCGGGACTGGCCTTGTCGAATCCGCTCTGGTCACGCCGTTCGTTGCCGATGCAGAGCGGGAGCTTGAAGAGGCGGAACTTGATGCAAAGAACAACAAGGACAGCATTGAGGCTCTGAGGCGTGTTGAGCGCGCAAAAACCAACCTTGCCATGTATCAGGCATTGCAACGGGCTGGGTGGGGCGTGGCTGCTGGTGGCGCGCTCAGCATGGGCTATCGGTACAAACTTCCCAAGCCCGACATTCGCGGCGCTGAGGAAGAGGTTGCGGCTATTACGGAATATCTCAGAACCAAAGCGCCGCCCAAGCCGACTCGTCCCGCAAATGCACTACGACCCGCAGCACCGCCGCCGCCACCCGTAGCGGCGCCATCGAACCAGTTGCTATTGCCGCTCCCGCCGCCCCCGAAGAAGCCCAAGCCAAAGAAGCCCTAGCGCTGCAAGGCCAACCGCGCCGACCCAAAAGAAGATCATGTCAACGCCGGGCGGAAGAGACCGGCCGCCAAAGCGCTCCATGACGGGCACTAGCAGGCACACGACCAGCGCGTTCACCAAGAGCAGCTTAGCGCCGTCAATCATCCTCGCCCGCCTCTCAATTCAGAGCGCGCAACACTAGCCCCTTTTCCACAATCCGCCAAACGCCCCCGAACAGAGGGCGAACGGGCACTCACGACATTCCCTGTCTTGGAGACTTAGCCGATGGCTTTTCTGCCGTTCGTGACAAACATTCTGGGCGTCGGCGGCGTTGGCGAAGCTGGCGGCCTTCTCTATTCGTACACGATGGGAACGGTGACACCGCTCCCAGTCTACTCCGACCTTGGCGTCACGCCGACAGCTAACCCATTCGTGGCCGACGCGAATGGTCAGGTCACGATCTATTTTTCCGATGCGCTCGACTATAGCTGGGTCGCAAAGACGGCTGACGGCGCGACAACGCTATGGGAAGCGGACGTTGTCGATGGCGTCCTGACGTTCACCTACCTCAATGACGCTTACGTCCCGTTCGACACTGGCCGGATCAACGTTCGCAACTATGAGATCAGCGGCCAAACCGATTGGACGACCGCAATTCAGCTTGCGGAAGCCGCCGCGTATGCATCCGGCAAGGCGCTCTGGTTCCCGGCAGATGACACCGCCTACGTCACAGACTGTCAGGAGTTCGCGAGCCCGATTCACATCATCCTCGATCCCGGCGCCACGGTCCAGCTCAAGGCAAGCGCCACTCTGGACGGGGCTAACCTGTACGTGTTCCGCCTGCGTGCATCGAACTCGTCCATCGTCGGCGGCACGTTCGACTTCAACCGCGATGGGCAGGACCGCGCGGCGTTCAACACGGCTGGCGGCTCGACGGTGCGGACCTACTGGGGCGTGGTCGCCCTTGGCACGTCGGTCACGCAGATCGAGAACATCAAGATCCACACCAAGGTCATCAACTGCGCAGACTTCGCCGTTGGCGTTCAGTACGTCGATAACTTCGATGTCGATTGCGAAGTCGAGGACAGCGGGTCGGGCGTCATCTTCAAGGGCTTCACGGGCGGCATCTGCCGCCGCGCGTTGCTCAAGGGTCTCGACAACGTCGATTGGGAAATCTTCCCACACGGCTTCGACGCCTACAACGGCACGGGCGCGACGTTCAACAATATCGAGATTGTCGATCAGGCTGGATACGACATCGCTTCTGGCAATTCGAAGAGCGACTGGTTTACCGGCGTCACGATTGCGGACTGCGACAGCCTGACGTGCTCCAACTGGAATGTCAGCGCGAAGAACGACACGACGATGACGAAGTCGGTTGGCGTGTCGATAATTGGCGCTCCGAACTCGACTTTCTCGGACATCAACATTCGGCGCTACACGACCGTTCACCTCGAACTGGCCGAGATTGACAACTGCCGGTTCGCCAACTTCCTGCTGGATGGCGAGTACATGACGACCTCGCTCTGGGCCGGGGAAGCGCAGATGGGCGCGCACCTCGTCAACCAGGGATTCTATGCTGACATCTCCGCCCGCATTCGCAAGCCGCCGCGCAACTGCACCTTCACCAACATGCGCGCGACCCGGATGCTATCGCGAGGGCTCATCGTCTATCTCAGTGCAGATTGCCAGTGGATTGGCGGGTCGTTCAACGGCAACCAGTACGGCATCGACATCCGTTCGGACAACGTCAACAGCAGCTTCCTTGCCCCGGAAACACAGGTCACGGCGCGTCTCAAATTCCTCGGCGTCGAGGCGAAGTTCAACGAGGTTGCAGGCGTCTGGAATGGCGGGTCTACCGACGTCGAGTTTCAGAACTGCGACTTCTCGAACAACGGTCAGGCGGCGAACGCTGTCGGAGACGCGCTGCGTCTCGCGGGTACGCTGGCGGTTGCGACGTCGGGCTACTACGGCAACGATTCGGCCACGACCGTCGCCCGCACGCGCCCGCGCCTCATCGGCTGTACCTTTCAGGACGACCAGAGCGTCACCACGGCGTTTGGTTCGGCTGATCCCAGCGCGCCGACTATCATCAGCGTCGAGCGCCCGGAGCTGTACCAGTACGGCCAGACCATCACGATTAACAATGGTGCGACGGGTCCGGTCGATCTGATTGCGCAGGTTCGCGACATCAACGGCGATGATCTGACCATCTCCGCGCCGATGACGAACTTTCCGTTGGTGGCGGGAACGGGCACGATCACCACAAGCGGGACATCGATCACCGCGTTCTCGTCCTCGCAGGCCGCCATCATCACCGGCCGCATGTGGATCAAGAACGGCGCGAACTATCGCCGTGTGGTTTCCGTGGCCTCCAACGGTCTGTCCGGCACGCTGGAAAGCGCATTCCCGTCCAACCTGACCACGGCTGCATTCGACATCGTGAAAACCGAAGTCGAGCAGATGAGAAGCCAGGACTATGGCGTCTACACGCTGAGCACGACGCGGGATGCGGGGCTCGAACTGGTCGATCCGAAGTGGGGGGCAGGCAACAAAATCCTCAACCTCAATCTCGCGGGCGCGTCGGTTCTCGATGACATGGGCCGCGTCAACGTCAAGCTGTTCGGCGCGGTTGGCGACAACGCGACGGACGACACGGCGGCGATCAATGCGGCGATCTCCTATGCGCAGAACAAGCTGACGAAACGCACGATATTCTTCCCGCGCGGAACGTATCTGATCAGCGCGTCCCTCACGGCTGTGCTTGGCAACGACTGGCACTTCCTCGGAGAAGGTCGTGGCATCTCGATCATCCGATGCACGGCCAACGACGACATCATCACGGCGGATGTCAGCGCGTTCAGCTCGTCTTTTGGATCGATCAAACATCTCAGACTTCAAGGCCCGGCTGCGGCTGCGACAAGTTCCGTGGGTTTCCGCGCGCTAGGATCGACGGGCAGTGCAACCGGCGTTCAATACTGGACGTTCGATTTCGACACGCAAGACGTCTACAAGGGCATGTTGTTTGATGAAACAGGCATGTCTCTGTGGGCCGGCACGAACCAGATCAGCGCGCACGGCTACAATATCTTTGACAACTTCGAGACGCTGCCGAACACGTCTACCAACCCGACATACATCGCAATCGAGTTCGTCGGCTCGCTCAACCTTCACAACGTGTTCCTCGGCGGTCGCTATCGTGGCACGCATCGCGCATTCAAGGCTGGCAAGGATCAGACCTACTGCTCGGTTGGCGATACGATCTTCATCGGCGTTCACTTCCTTGCAGGCACGAGCGGCGTGGGAAGTTCTGTCGAACTGACCGGCGGTTCTGACGCTTCGTGCTACAACGAAAACCTCCAGATGATCGGCTGTCAGTACGAGTGCAGCGTCGCTCCGCTCATCCTGACCCGCATGTTCAACTGCCGCTTCTCCGGGGCAAATACCAACACGCTCCAGCCGGTCTTCGTGGACTGCGACGAGGACAGCATTGCGTGGGAATCGCGCGGAAGCGCCAACCTTCCCGGCGCCGCACCGGCCGACAACCTTCTGACCAATGGCGGCAAGCGCATCTGGCAACGCGGAACCAGCTTTGTTCCTGGCGCGACTATCTTCATGGACGACCGCTGGAAGGGGCGGCGCGCATCGAACGCGGCGGGCTCGACCTATTCGCGGCAAACCGGCTTTTCCGGCGCGCAGTACTGCATGCGTATCCAGCGCGACAACGGAAACGCTGGAACCGATGCCCTGATCTACGGCCATCAGATCGAAAGCGCCAATTGCTATCGGCTGGCGGGCAAGCGCGTCACGCTTACGGCCGATGTCAGGGTCGGGGCAAACTATTCGGGCGGAACGCTGACGGCCAACATCTTTACCGGCACGGGCGTTGACGAGGTGTTCAACATCGCCACCGGCTTTGCTACTGGCAGCGCCAATACGGCCCCGACAGCCCAGACGATTACCACGACAGCAACGCGCATCCGTTGGCCTAGCGTCGAACTGCCTGCAACGGTCAGTGAATGCGGTATTGCCTTTTTGTGGACCCCAACCGGCACGGCGGGCGCTGCGGACTTTGTGGAAATCACGAACATCAAGTTCGAGGTCTCGGCAGTCGGTACGCGGTTTGAGAACCCGCCGTTCGAAGAAGAACTGGAAATCTGCCGGCGCTTCTACCAAAAGTCATTCGACCTTGCGACGACGCCAGCGCAGAACCTGGGCAACGGTACGGGCGAAGAAACCTTCATTGCCACGATTGCGGGCGCGGTCACAAACAGGTCGCACCGCATCACGTTCGCCCCACACATGCGCGCAACGACAGGCCTTGCCATGACGCTGTATAACTCAGCGGCGGCGAACGCGCAGATCCGCGACCAGACAGCGGCGGCCGACACATCGTCAGCGGCGACGGCGAACGTTACTCAGAGCGGGTTCCATGTGACCTGCACCGGCAACGCGGGAACGACCGTGGGCGGCGTGCTGGGCTTCCATTGGGCTGCTGATGCAGAAATCGACTAGCGAGGGCCACACATGACCGAACACGATCAAATGATGCGCGACCTTGCGAACAGCAGGCTGGTCCGCACTGACTTCCGCATTCTCAA